TTTGATACATATTCAACCTCCACACGTACATTCCCAGCATTTCTAATATGCTCAAGCTTTTGAACGTGAGCCTTTAGGCTAAAACCATTAAGAGTTGATGGAATACTAGTAAATTTAATAGTCGGATCAGGAGAATACTTAGGCTTGATTGACTTAGTATCAATGATGTTTGATAATATTGCAAGGGTTCTTTCACTTGGGTCATCTGAATATTTACTTCCTGTCTTTCCACCAGTGATTTGTCTGCAAGTATCTAACCATTTAAGGAAGTCTGTCTCTAACAACTCTTTCTCCACGAGTTCTGTTACTTCATCTGCAGCTGCATCGATAAGCTTCTGAATAAAAGCCTTAGTCGAATCACTCCAGATAACCTTCTCTCGTGATGGAGTTACCTCAACACCATCCTGAATGATTACCTCTTGCCCTTCCTCATCAATGTAGGATTGTTTAATTGGGCACTTCAAGCCTACAGGACCATATAGATCCTGCATCTCTAGTTCTCTAAAGTCTACATAGCCGTAATTTATTCCAGTCTCAGCTCCCTCTTCTTTTACAATAACAATGTGAGGCTTTCTCAAATAGTTATTAGTAGAGACAATTAGATGCTTAGAATTGTAGATAACCTCACTCTTAATCTTCTGCTCCATCTTGTGACCATTCATCACTGCATAGAAACGGACATTGTCAAGATAGTTAAGCTGCTCTTCTACAGCATCATTAAACCTAGCTGAGTTGTGAGACTTAATACCAAAGCTTACCTCAGTCCAGTTAAGATCAGTAGTATCCTCATAATATACTACAGATCCATCAGACAAAGTAATCGATGGGTTAATCTGGCCTGTTGTAAGATTGAACTTCGGTATGATGAAGTCAGTCTTATAGTTAAAACAATTAGCCTTGAATCTTTTGCCATTATACACCGTCTCAATAGTGTAGAAGTCCACACCAGTTGATAGTGCTACCTTAGCACCCAAACCAAAAGCACCGAAGTTCTGACTTGTGTTACGTTTAGTAGAATAGCCTAGCTCAAGGATACCTTCTAGTCTTTTAGCCCCGATACCTACACCAAAATCTTTGATAGATAACCTATCACAATAGCCAATGCCATCTTTGTGCTCATAAGTTATCTCGATATGGTTACGTACAATATCAAGGTTAGAGATAGAATAGTAACTAGGGTCAAAGTTAGAGTCAGAATACTGTTCCCCATCTCTGGTTATGTAATAGTCTGATGCTTGTTTAACCCCAGTAAGAATCTCAATAGCAATCTCCTTCTCTCGTTGAGCATCGCAGGCATTTGTTACCAGCTCTCTGACGGTCGAAGGAATTGGGGTGGAATACTGAGTAGACTGCAGGATATCAAAGACAAGCTTCTCAGCTCCTTTGTTAATCCTCTTAGCCACACCCTTATCCATTCCAATGTAGTTGTCTTCGATGGTTTTTATACTCATAGTTATAATACTAGTTGGAATAAAAAAGGCCTAGATTTCTCTAGACCTTTAGTTAGTTAAATTGTTGATTATAAAGCTAGTATCTTTTCGATTGACTCCAAGACCTGCTTCTGATTTTTAGGGAGATACAGTGGAATTACTGTTCCTTCTCGTATTAAAGTCTGCTTAAATAGCTTCCATGTATTAGGGAATCTATCGTTAGCAAAACCTTTACACTCTATCACCCATTTAAGTTTACCCTTAGAATCATACCCTACAAAGTCTGGGGTGTATGTGATATCACGAACTTTTCCGTTCCCTTTATCTTTAAAATCCCCACTAGGTAGAGTCTCCCAAGAACACTGAGGGTAATCAAACCCTTGCATAATGACGAACTTACGTTGTTCGTACTCAAATCTTAACTCAAACTCTAATAGCTTACGATACGTGAACACCTCCAACATTGACTTAAACTGTATGCCGTCTACTACCTTTTGAGTAGCTTTTATTTTTCCTCGGCTTCCTTTTTTGGGACCAGCTTTTCGAACAGTATTGGATCGAGTTCTTGAATTTCGTTTAGCCATTTTCGTTCTAGATGTTTTGCAATTCTAATGTCTTGTACATCAAAAGTAGTGTAAGTACCAAGGTTGCTAAATAGATTTGCACAATTTTTAAGTATAGTGTCAATCTTTTCTCTAACCTCAGGGTCTGTATAGTATTTAGAATCAGTCATTTACGGTAGTTGAATGTTAATTATTCTCTTTGCACAATCTTTTCCATGATCTCTAACAAGATCTGATATATCCTTAGATCTGTAATGGGCTGGAATGATGACATTGATTAGCTGATACGTATTACAAATTTTGTTAGCCATAGTCTGGCCTGGATTTGTATCAGAATTAAAGTCATTATCATACAGCACAACAACTAAGTCAAACCTTGTCCTGAGATGATCGATAAACTTCTGACTAGGCATCTGCATCTCACTCTGCATTGCTACCCCCTCGAATCCCAAAGCATTCAAGGTCATAACGTCCTTTAGTGATGAAGCAAGAAAGACAATGTTTCCACTGTCTTTCAATTGGCCGTAGCCCTGGATATCATTCTTAGTAGTATTACTAAACCACTTACCCTCTATTTCCAACGGTCTGTAGATCTTATATCTCCCGTTGATATTATATGCATAAGCTAGAGTGTGGCAGCTATACCTAACTTCATTAATCCAAAAGTAATCGATTGGCTCTACAACAAATTTAGTCAATAACTCGAGGGTTATCCCAAACTTATCCCAGAATTTAACATCGTCTTGAGTCCACCTTCTACTACGTTTAGTAAGTACAGTGGGCCTTCTCTCCTCAATAACTTGATCTCCATAGGTAATAGCCATCTGAGCCTTAGTCACAGTCCCCATGTGGAGTCCTAGCCCAAAGTCAGCATCTATTACCTTAAGTGCTTCTATAAATGTCAGATTATACTTACGTTGCACGTAACTAAAACAATCATGGCTCTCCCCATTACCAAAGTCCTTATACAATAGCTTACCATTGTACTGGATTATCGAGCAAGTTGGGGATCTATCTTGTCTGAGCTCACTACAAAACTTGTCACCATTTTTCTTAAAACTGTGACAATAGAACTTAAAGATATCGAACTCTGAAATCTTACAAAGAACAGAGTCTTTATCTAAGTAAGCATCGCTGTTCCTTATCTGAATCATACTTACAAAAATAGAAAATGGGGAGCCGTCGCCCCCCATTCTCACTCTTAATCAATAACAATATACACACACATAAACAACTTAAACATCCCATGCATCAGCAGAATCACCTGCTTCTGTTGTTACAGGATCAGCCACAATCATAGTTGGGGAATAAACCTGTAACTTAAGATCCTTATTGTATTCAGCATTGAAAGAACCATAGTCTTCATTCAAAGCCTTGATAAACATGTCATCTCTCATTGGCTTGAGACGACCAAAGTGTCTATTGTAAACAGCCTGATACTTGCCATCTTTAACACCTACAAGGACACGTAATTTGTTAGCACTGAGTACTTTAACATACTCCTGCAACTCTTTTACATCTCCCTCAGCAATAGCATCGATAGTATCAAATGATATCTCTCCACCAGCTGCTACGTTAGCCCAAGCCTTGGTAAAGTTAATCAAAGTATCCTCACCAACATAAGCTTTTCTTGTTTTATCTGGATTTTTCCACCAGTCATAAGCAGGGACATCTGCACTCCATGTAGTCTGACCAATGTTGTTAGCCCACATGAACTTACTTCCATCCTTAGATGCACGGTGCTTAGACTGCATCAGGATCTCAAACCTTGTAGTAAAAGACAAGCCTGCAACGTCAGACTTAAGCCAGAACACCAGCTTATTATAGTCCTCCTCGTTAAGAGTTACCTTATACTCAGGCTCAGTCTTAAGATTAATACCAAGCTCTGAAAGCTCTGATAAATTAGGATTAACTGCAACTACTGATACTGGGGCAACACCTGTGTACAGGGTTATGCCACCAGTTGATACAACTTCTTCTGAATTATTCGATTGAATAGCCATTTTAATAATTTTTAACGGTAATACATTTTATAAACTATATCCCTACCCTCTCAGATAGCTGCTTCTGCATCAACAATCAAGTCGAGCAGATCAAGTTGGTTAGGATTTGTAACCACCTCACTATCTGTTAATCTAATTCCAGTTTGAGGAACTGTAGGAATAGTTACTGGATTTTCTACTGTGTCATCTACAATAGAGATACGTGTCATTTTACGACGAGCACGTAGACCTTTGAGCTTTGGGTGCTTGAATACCTCTGCAACTTCTGCTGCTGAAAGGTCATACTTCTTTGCAATAGCGGCTCTGTCCATGCCGTTATTCAAATCCCCAAGAACTGATGATACAGTAATTACTGTGGTTGGTTGTGTTGCAACATCTTGTGCAACGGTAGCTTCGATTGCCATTTGATTAAATTTTGAATTAGTCAATATAAATTTTACTCCAATCAAGTTCCATGACTTGACCCTTTAAATGTTCACAACGAGAACCTGCAGTGATCTCTTCACTAGAATCGAATGAAATCATTGTCTTGTTTCCATCTCTATAAACGTAGCCTATGGCATCCGAGTTAGAGCAAGCAATATTTCTAATCTTACCAGTCAAGTCGAGATCTTTAGCAGATACCTCTTTACCTTTCTTCTCAAGCATCTTATCCTTGAGGTGGCCGATATAGATGATATGATCAGAGAGCATCTCCAATCTGTCCATCCATTTTTTAATAGCCATTCTCAAGTACAGATAGCCTGCACCCTGAGGAAGAGACAATACTGATAACCCTTTGTTATCTGCATCGAAGTTCTTACCCATTGGTGTTTGTCTGTACAACTCTTTAGCCTCTGACTCACACCATACCTCGAGCTGAGTTATAGTGTCAATGGCTATGTACTTGTAGGGTTTCTTAGCCTGCATGATGGCTTTACCTACCTGTGATAACTCTGCAAGATTTGCTACCTTGATCTTTAGTGCTTCAACCATGTCAGATCCTTGTTCCAGGTCTATGATTAAACACCCATCAAGCTTAGCAATTGCAGTAGTTTTACCAATCTTTGGGGGCCCGTACATAATCATATGTCGTGGGCTTTTCCTTCCAACTGGTACTCTCTCTGTTGGCAATACTAATTCCATAGTTATTTAATTTGTAAACTAATACCTTTACTTTTTGTAAAATGAATCAATAGATCATTTTATTTTTTTTGGTCTTTCTTTAATCGAGAAGGTAGACAGATCTGATTCGTAAGGAATCATGCCTAGCTGGCCATCCCTATTCTTTTCTACGTGACAAGCAAGCAAGCCTACTGGGTTCTCACCACAGTATGCATCTGTTATCCCGTATAAATCATATGGACGTTGAAGCATCATAACCACGTGAGCATCCTGGCCTATTGAGTCACCCCCGAATAGGTCAGTTAGCTGTGGCTGATACTGCTGCTTAGCACGATACTCTTGCTCGATGTTCCTGTTTAGCTGAGAAAGGAGGATATTGATTACCCCAAGTCTAGCCTGCAGCCACATACAAGTTTTAGATATCTGATTAAGCTTCTGTAGTTCTGTATCCTCAGACCCTAGAATAAGTCTAGAGTGGTCGAAGAGGTTGATTATTGTGTGGTTTGGGAACTTTAAATTCACCCTGTTATTCACCTCTTTAATCTTAACCATGTTCTGAGGAATAGAGCAGAAGAATATCGGGTATTTACGATACTTATCTACTGCCTTCTCATAGTCATTGACCTTCTGGTCAGAAATTGGGGACTCGATACTATACAGTTCTGAGAACTGCAGCTTAACATCGTTAGCTGCTGCCCTCATAATCTGTTGATAGTCTGGCATCTCGAAACTCCAATAAAGGAGAATCATTTTCTTGTCCTTGTTCTTGTCTAGAAGATCGAAGACCAATTGGTTAGAGAAAGCTGATTTCCCTACACCTGGTCTCCCAGCAATTACATACATTTTCCCAGGCTGCAAACCACCAAGAAGATTCTTATTCAACCTATCCCATCCAGTAGGGAAGACAATCCTATTACCAAGCTTAGCTAACTTGATCTCTTCGATTGATTTATCTACTGATTTTGAGATGTGACGAAACTCTTTTAAAGTATCGTCTAAGTTGTTAGAGTGATCTTGTGATTCGTCCTGTGTCTGATTCAGGCTCTGTTGTGTCATTTGTGTCTGTGTACTTTTCCCAACTGTGATTATTAATCCATGTGTCAAGCATCTGCATATAGCCTAAGCCATTACCTTTCCTACGAAAGTCTAGTTCCCTGTTAAGACACTCGATAATCCTATCGTGCTTCTCCTTATCAGTTCCCACAACCTTCTTATACTTAGCTTTGGATTTGGAATTTGCTTTAGAGTCAGGATCTTTAGCCCTTAGCATTCTCACTGTCCCTTGATTGATAACTTTTAGGGGGAATCGGGAGAGGAGACCATGCCACATCTGATCGAAGTCTGAGATAGTAGAACTATCAAACTTATCTCGTAATGTAACATCGTCATCCTCCCCGATTTTGATCCACCCATTGGTTTGCAATAACTCTAAATCAACATTTAACTTTAAACTAGGATCAATCTCTTTACGACTCAGCAGTAATAAGTAAACATACTCATCTGGACATAAGCCAAGATTAGTAAGCCTTTCAGTATCAAGTTCAATGATCATAAAGATTTCTGTTATACTATCTATACTGAATCGTTTTCAAATATAAGAAGAAATTCCATTAATCCAATTGATATTGGATAAATTTTTAATGGCATTTTCCAGCCACTTTTCCTCTTGACTGTCCTTCACATAGAGAACTACGACCTCTCCAACCTTGTCTTTATCAGACAATCTAAGGAGACGACCGACCCTTTGAATCATCTGCAATGCCTTTGAGTCAAGGCCACAGATAACACCTAGGTTAGCATCATGTACATCAAACCCTTGATTTAAGGCCTTTGTAGAGCATAACACCTTAACAGTACTGTCTTTAAAGTCCTTGAGAGCTGCATCTTTTTCCTTCTTTCTGAGCTTAGAATGATACCTAGCTACTGGGATGCCTTCATTTGCAATTGCCCCGTGCATAGAATCAGTAAACTCATTACTACCCCCGAAGGTTAGTATCTTCTTATCAGGAAAAGCCTTGGCTATTTGAGCAGTATAAAGAATTTTGTTATGAGCCTTTTGAACTATCTCTTTACGATCTCTGATAGCCTTGTAAAACATAGCAGCATTCTTCTTATCCTCAGGACTAGAAGTAGCAGGACTAGCTAGTATCTGATTAGCCCTATTAAAGGCATCAAACTGTCCAAGCTTGTACTTGTAGTGTACAAACATGTTATTAGCTGTCTTGTAACTCTTCCTCTCTTCGTCAGTTAGCTCCACAGCTATACAATTAATCTTGTAAGGGGCAACCAATCCTTTGGCTACACACTCGTCAAGAGTTATTGTATAGACTGGGGGAGCAAGGTTAACTAAGAGAGTACGATAATCAGGTTCCTCGGGCAGAGTAGCAGTCATGCATAGTAGCATCTTATGAGTGTTGTCAGTGAAGACTGTACGATAGATAGGACTTAGCCCAAGATGTACCTCATCTGCAACAGTGACTGTATAAGTCTCCCCAGATAATTTACATGCTGACTGATAGCATAGAATATCTACCCTATCAAGTACATCGT